TATCGTACTGAATCATATTTTTTTCAAACAAGTGTTGAAGTGACCCTACACTCCTTAATGTAAGGGTTCCACCTCCTGCAATAACAAGATGTTTAATCATTAATTCAAATAAATATTTTTAATTAACGATTATTTTTTATTTGTCAATAATAATGACTAATATTTTTAACATTGATAATAATATTGAAAATTTTACAGAAAAACTAAATATTGATGAACTATACGAAAGAAAAAGAGTAAGCGATGTTCAAAAGTTTGAACTATACAACAAATTATTGAATCGGATACACGTACGAATAAAGTTAACTTCCAAGAAGACAAATGATAAATTTTGCTGGTTTACTATCCCGGAAATTATTTTAGGGGTTACTAATTTTGATCACGCTGGATGTATAAGTTATGTTATTGATAGATTAAAATGCAATGGATTTTTTGTTTATTACTATCACCCAAATACTTTACATATTTCTTGGGATCATTGGGTTCCAAAATATATTCGGGATCAAATAAAAAAAAAGACCGGTATGGTAATTGATGAATATGGGAAATATGTAGAACCAAAGGAAATACAGGATAAACCAGAATCAGTTAAATTAACTTTTGGAAAAGATTTTGGAAAAGAAGCTGGAAAAGAAAAAGATAAGAAATTTACACCTATTAATTCTTATAAACCAATTGGAGAATTAATAGAATTAAAATAAAATAATTTATAAATGGCGGATATGGTCGATGGTTATGAAGAATTTAAAATACTTATTAATGATTATTTGAGGACCACTAAAAATCCGACATATATAGAGACGACAAAAAAAATGTTTGAATCCCGAATTTTTTCAACTACTCCTATACAAGAAATTGGAAATTATAAAATAACCGAGAATGGAAATAGTATCAATTACGATGATCCTATTTATAAACAACTTGTAACTTTTTATAATTATTCTACGATGGAAATAAAAAGTGAAACCCCGGGAAAGCCTTTAAATATTATTGTTAGACCTGTTATAGAAGATGGGGTTTCCATTGAGTCGGGTGGAAAAGAATACATATTATTTCCCGGAGATAACCCATCAAGTCCTCCACCGACGTTATCCCCATCTTTACCTATAAAATCAAGTGGTGGAGGTAAAGAATCAAAGTTGTTGGAGACAATTAAAACGGACTTTACTCCAGAAATTGTAGAATTATTCCAAGAATTGTTAGAAAAAGGGTGTATAGACGAATATACTATAATTGACCAAACTTTACATTTCGAAACACACGAGACACCTATAGATAATTCAAGTTTATTTCAAAATGCATTATCAACATATGTAAAAAGAAAACTAAATATAGATGGTGTTGATTTTAATCTTTCTGAACATAATGAGCTTGATGTTAAAGGTAATGGAAAAACATCACGATATTATCTTCACGTATCATAGTGACAAAAATAAAATATAATAATAAAGTAAATGGTAAAAACCAGAAAGTTTTATTCTGGGATTCGAACAACTCCTACCAAATTTAATATTTTGGATTTTGTAAAGGTCCCTAAATTTAACAAAACACAAAAGAATCATCTTTTAAGTGTAACCGGTAAAACCATTGACGATGAATTTATAAAATTATTACGAAATAGAAATAAAAAATTAAAATATACACCAAAGGATAATTTTTACGGTTTTATTAATCAAATGTGGATAGACAGTGTCAATAAAAACGCCACAAAGAAGAAAACATTCTACACAAAACAAGATGATATACGAATTATGCAAGAAGATACAATTTATTCATTACTAAAAGTTCTTAAAATGAATCCGACCCAAAAAATGGTTTTCAATTCTTTCAAAAAGTTGAGCACAGATAATATAAATACACATATTAAAAATTTGTCAACTTCATTGAAATCTATATTTGCGAGAAATGATTTTTATGAATTAATGGCTTTTATGCACAAACATCCACTTTTCTCCAATTCTTTTCCCATTGTTTGGACAATGGGGGAAGATTTGAAAAATTCAAGATGTTATAGTAACAATATTTTTCCAGCCTCGCTGTCATTGTTTGATAATGCGTATTATTTTCCTATCCAAGGAGATAGTAAAACTGCCTATCAAAAAAAGTTGCTAGATCATTACAGCAAATATATTTCGAGAATACTTAAATTGTCTGACGAACCACACAAAGTGGAAGATATATTTGATTGTGAAATAAGTATTGTAGAATGTTTCATGGGAGATTACGAAGAATCCGAAGAAGGGTACAATAAAATATCAACACGCGAATCTATGAAACACGGGTTTGATTGGGGTGAATTTGAAAAACATATGGGGTTATCACCATCTGGTTATTTTATAACCTCTTCGTTAAATTATCTACGAAACGTAATGAATTTGATGAAAGATTGGAATACCCCGAAATGGCATAATTATTGGTATTATATTTGCATGAAACAAATGATAAAATTTGGAGACAGACATTCTATCATTGATTATGATTTTAATGGAAAATTCATTGCTGGGGTAGAAAAACCATTTCCGGATGAACTTAGGGGGTTTGTTGGGTTAAGTTATTGTTACAACACTTTTTTATGTCAGCAATTTTGCAAACATTTTAGAGACGAGAACATAATCACGTATACAACAAAATTGTTGAATGAATTACACAATACATTTGTTCATATGGTGGAGAGAAATAAATGGTTGACTCCTCAATCTAAAAAACACGCATTGAGAAAAATAAAACATTTAGGATTTAGTATAGGGGATATTAAAGATCGTCAACCGGATCCATCTTTGCATTATAATGGAGACGCGTGGCATAATTTATGTTTATACCATTCGTTTGCATTGTCAAAACTATCCAAGAGTGCAGGTAAGCCATATATTATAGATAATCGAGAAATAGATTGGAATAGCTACCCACCTAAATTTGCAGGCAATCAAAATTACATTGTTAATGCGTATTATATACCCACTCAAAATTCGATATTTATTCCTTTAGGAATGTTGCAAGAACCATTTGTAGTAGTACACCAATCGCTGGAATATAACTTGTCTACTATTGGATATACAGTGTGTCACGAGATGTCTCATAGTCTGGACAATACAGGGAGTCGTTTTGATTATAAAGGAAATTTGCATAATTGGTGGAACCCTTCCGACAAAATAAAATTCGATAAATTTGTAAAAGATGTTATTAGGAAATATGAAGTATTTGCAAGATAGGATGGAATTGAATGGGATGCGACAAATTCAGCAGGTGAAGATATCGCGGATATTTCTGGATTATTTATTTTGGAAGAATACTTAAGGAATAACTTACTTTTAAATAATGAATTATTGGAGATGGATATTTTAAAACTAAAGACATTTTTTTCGTATTTTGCACAACAAAATAGACAAAATATTTATAAAAAGGCGATTCCATCTTTATTAATTACAAATCCTCATCCATTAAATAAATATAGGGCAAATTGTCCACTTGCAAGAGTAAAGTTGTTCAAAAGTATATATGATATTAAACCGGGTGATAAAATGTTTTGGCCAGATACTAATAAATTATGGTAATTTTTTTTTTCTTTTATATAATTATAATGGTGAGTTATAAAAGAGGTCGTTACGGAAGAACCGCGAAAAAAAACAGAAGGTATAAAAATAAGAGTTCAAAGAATGGTATCTATAATCTTTTCGGTCTTCTTCGTCAGGGACAGGGTCAAGGTCAGGGTCAAGGTCAAGCACAGGCTCGTGCAAGAGCTCAAGCCCGAGCAAGATCTCAGGCTAGAGCAAGATATCAGGGACAAGGCCAAGGTTATGGTAGGGGCCAGGGCCAGGGTCAAGGCCAGGGCTATGGATATGGCCAATCGCAATCATTTTATTAAATAGATTGCATAGTTGTGTAAATGTATAATATTTTATATATTTACAAGTATTTAAAACTATTACCAAGTAATAATAAAAATGGAAGAACAGTATTTAGATCTCATACGCAAAGTATTAAATTCCGGAAATTTGGAGTCTACCCGCAACGGAGAAACATATTCTCTTTTTGGAGAAACAATGAGATTTTCACTGAAAAATGATGTATTACCAATAATAACTACAAAAAAAGTGTCGTTTAAAAATGTAGCCGAAGAGTTATTATGGTTTATTCGAGGAAAAACAGATAATTCACTATTAACCGAAAAAGGAGTCAAGATATGGAATGATAATGCATCGCGTGATTTTTTAGATTCACGGGGGTTGTCGTATGAAGAAAATGATTTGGGTCCTATTTATGGGCATCAATGGCGACACTTTAATGCAGAGTACACAAATTGTAAAACAGATTATACCGGAAAAGGGGTTGATCAATTACAGAATATTATAAAATCATTGAAACATCCGAATGAGAGGTATTCAAGGCGTCTTGTTATGAGTGCGTGGAATCCTTGTCAGCTAAATGAAATGGCTCTGCCCCCGTGCCATATTATGGTACAGTTTAATGTTGTTCGCGGTGAAGTAACAAATCTGGGTTATAATTACGGGGATATAATAGAAAAAGATAAGTTGTCGTGTATATTATATCAGCGAAGTGCAGACATAGGTTTAGGGATGCCATACAATATAACTTCATATTCATTGTTGACCCATTTATTAGCACAACATTGTGATATGATTGCAGACGAATTTATTTATATGATAGGCAATGCGCATATTTATAAAGATCACATAGAAGGATTGCAAGAACAAATACAAAGGTCCCCATATAAATTTCCATTAGTTATTGTTACGAAGAAAGAAGAAATAGATGATTATGTAATTGATGATTTTATGGTAACAGAATATACACATCACCCGGCCATCAAACTAAAAATGGTCGCCTAGTTTATTAGTTTCATCTTTTTCTTTTTCTCTGGCTTTACAGACTTATCTTTTTCCTTTATAGAATTCTGAGAATCTTCCAAGTGTTGTGACAATTCTTCAAGTTCTCTAGACCACAAGTCTTCTACCGATGTTTTTATAGTGATATCGAGCTGGGATTGTTTTTCCTCTAATTCTTTTTTTATTTTTTCCACGTTTTCTTGAGTGACACTATCCATAAACATTCTAGTCAAATACTTGTAGTCGAGACTTTCTCCCAATTTTGAATATCCTTTGTCTTCCAACATAGTCTGAATTTCTTCAGAACACTTTCCTCTCAAGTCGATTGTCCCATTCAGTGTTTCTTCAATGTAATTAACACGATTCTGAAGAAATAGTACTTGGGCTGACAATTTTTCAATATTATGGGCTCTGCGTTTCACGTAGATATCTCTCCTGATTTTCATATAATCGTCAATAATTTCGTGAACTTTTGTATATTTCACTAAATTTCCAGATTCGTTAAAGAGATGCATATTTGTAGTAGACTGCAACGAATACAACTTGAAAGCTTTTTCAATAGCGTCATAGTCTTTTTCGGATTTTGTCTCTTGTAAAGATTCGAGTTTTCCTTTGTGTAGAGTAATAATAAAGTGTACTGAAATATCGCTACACAAATCATCATAATCTTTAACAATGGGTGTCAACTTAGCTCCATTTTTGTCGGTTGTTTCCGATAATGACTCTAGAAATTCTTTGTAGTCGTCTGTCCAAGATCCAATGGGAAGTTCTGTTATCTCTAATTTATCTTTTCCGAGAATTTTGTATTTTCCTTTGAAAAGATAGCGTGTTCCCATATCCATTGTTGTTCCAGTAAACCCCTTGTAAAATGGTATAAATACCTCCGATGTTTCCTTTGATGCGAGCTTATCTTGTATATATCTTATAATATCTT